CATATTTATCAAATAAATTAACTAAATAAATTTTTCAAAAATGAATGAAAATGTAAAAGCGCAATTGGATCAACTTGGCGATTTAATCGATGCCAAATTGGAAAAAGCGCAAGGTCAAGCAATTGATTCTGCAACTGGAAAAGCGGATGAAATGCTTAAGAGTGAGATCAACAATCTTACTACTCAATTCAACGAGCGTTTTGATGCAATGGAAGTTGCAAACAAAAAACACTTTGAATCAAAACAAGATGTTTCTTTTAAAGGTGCTTTGACAAATGCCATCAATGATGGTGCTATTGAAGCAATTGCAAAAGGAAATGCACGTTCTGCATCATTCGAGGTAAAAGCCGATATGACTGTTGCAGCCGATTTCACTGGTGAAGTTATTCCCGCTGATAGAGTTGCAGGATACAAATTCGATCCTAGTCGTTCAGTTCACGTGAGAAACTTGATTCCACAGGGATCAACCTCAAGTGATGTTGTACGTTTTGTGAAAGAATCAGGATATTCAAATGGTGCTGCAACCGCAGCGGAGGGTGCTACACTTGCACAATCTGATTTTGATATGACTGCATCTGATGCAAACGTTCGTAAAATCGGAACGTATTTCCGCATCAGTGAGGAAATGTTGGCGGATACTCCACAACTTACATCATATCTTTCAGCTCGTGCGCCTGAAAAACTTTTATCTGTTGAGGATACACAAATCCTTTCAGGTAATGGCACTGCGCCAAACCTTTCAGGTATCATCACCGATGCTGCTGATTTTGATACTTCTGCAAGTGGTGCGTTTTATCAAAGCGTAGAATCTGCAAATGAATTTGATGTGCTTGTTGCTACATTAAACCAATTGGCATTGAGTGAATATCAAGCGGATTACATTATGCTTAATCCAACTGATTTCCACAAAATCCTATTGTTAAAAGATAGCCAAAACAGCTATTTGAAAGATCAAGTTTATGCTGGGTTACAACCCGCCTTTATGGGTGTGCCAGTTGTGATCAACACTGCAATCAGTGCGGGAACTTTCCTTGCAGGAAACTTTGGTGTTGGAACTCAACTTTGGGTACGTGACAACGTTGGTGTTGAATTCTTTAGAGAAGATGGCACAAACGTACGTGATGGTTTCGTTACTGTTCGTGTATCTGAAAGAATCGCATTGACAAACTATTTGCCAAATGCATTCGTAAATGGATCATTCTCAACTGCAAAAGCTGCACTTGAAACTCCCTAATCAATAGGGCATTACAACCAACAAAAGGGGTGAGCATATTCGTTCACCTCTTTTTTTTTTGCATTTTTTTTGATATTTGTTTGGTGGGAAAGAATTTTTTCCTATATTTGTACTGTTAAACAATTAAAAACAAACAAAATGACAACAGAATTTAAACTAAACTACATCGAAAACAAATTAAGAAAATCAGGAAATAAATTACCTAATACAGAGATAACTTTTATAGCAAGTCAATTATTGCAGCAATGTAATAAATTAAATAAATCAGTTTACGATTTAGAAATAATATAAATGAAACAAACAGGGGAGGGCAACCTCCCCATAAAACTTGAAACAATGAAACGGAAAATTGAAAACTTTATTTTTGACTGCATCATATATTTTGCAGCATTTGGATTGATGAGTGGCTTTGTGTACTTGTGTGCATTGGCTGATAAATGGGTTGGAGTATGAAGCGCAAGGAAACAAAAATCAACAAGGGATTGTTGGGGTGGCTTTTCTTTTTAGTTGGCGCACGTACAATTTACCTTTTCAATGATATATTTACGGGGATTTTTTTGATCCTCATTGGATTTACAATGATGTTAAATAAAGGGGAATGATGGATTATTTAAGTGCAGATTATAAAAGGTATTTGCAACTATTGGATGCAAAGGAATTCAGCAAGTTGCCATTGTCAAAACAATTGATGGTTTTGAAAGAACTCGGTGAATTGGAAAAGAAAATTGCTCAATCTTAGAGTATTTATTCATAGTTTGTTTTTATTGTTGAAAAGGGCAGCCATTTGGTTGCCTTTTTTTTTGTAGATTTATTTTGTGAATGCAAACCAATTTGGATGCTTTGCGGAATATCGTTTCGCAATTCGTGCAATGGAATGGGGTTTCAATGTTTCCATGCCATTGCTTGATGCATCCGCATACGATGCCATTGTGGAAAAGAATGGTGTTGTGCGTAAAATACAAATCAAATCAATTTCAGAGGCACGTACAATTAAGGAAAATCGTGAGGATGTGCAATGTGTATTGCGTAGGGATGGCAAATCATATCCAATTGAAATGGTTGATTACTTTGCAATTTACGTTGAACGTGATCGTGGGTTTTATATTATTAAGAATAACGGGCAAAAAACAATCAGGTTATCAACAGAGGGTATATATAAAAAAAATTTGAATAACTTTGCGATAATTCTGTGAGGGATTTTTTTCTGTTTCAACTTAAAAGGAGGCGCAATCAATGTGCCTCTTTTTTTTTAACTTTACACAAAATAAATGCAATGAGGCAAATCACAATAAATTCCACAACTGGAAATGAAATCATCACCATTCAGGATGTGAAAGATTTCGCAAGGATTGACACATCAGCTGATGATACGTTGATTAGCTTAATGATTGAAACCGCACGAATTTGGTGTGAAAATTACATTTCAAGGGATATTGTTCCAAAAAATAGAACGTATTACGTTGATGTTACAACAACGGGATTGATTGATTTGCCATTTTCACCAGTGGCATCCATTTCAAGCGTTACAATCAATAATGAAACCGCAACATTCACAATACTCGGATTGAATAATGAAACAATTGAATTGGATGGTGGTGCTGCGGAAAAGGTGAAAATCACATACATCACAAGTGGCATCAACAATGCGCTTATAAAACAAGCAATGCTCCAAACAATTTCAACGTATTATGATAATCGTGCCGATTTTGTTCAAGGTGCAAACGTGCATTTGATTCCAACGAGTGCCAAAACAATACTTTCATCTTACAAATCAATGTTTGTTTAATGGATGCGGGGAAATTAAATAAAAGGATTAAAATACTGCGATTAACTAAAACCGCAGATGGATTCGGTGGCTTTACAAGTTCCGAAACCATTGTGCATACCTTTTGGTGTGCCTACAAGGAAAATTCGGGCGAAATAACGCAGGAAAACGGAATTAGGGAGCAACGCACCGCAATTGAAATAATAATGCGGGAAAAGGCAGCAAATCAAATCCTGATGAGTGATGTGTTGGAACTTGAATCATCGGGTGAAAAGTTTCGCATCAACGACAAGTTCGATTCCACGATTGATAAGTACACAACAATCAAAGCGGTTACGATATGAATGTAAAAATCAATCAAATGGATTTGGCAAAGTTGAATAAAAAACTTGCGCAATTGCAAAAGTTCTCAAAACAGGAACTTGCCAATGAAGTTGGCAGGGGTGCAATGGAAATTGTTGGTAGGGCAAAACAATCCGCTCCAAAGGATACGGGTGCATTGCGCCAAAGTATCAATTCGGAGGCATCTGGAAAAGGTGTTGCGGTTTATGCTAATGCTAAATATGCGCCATATATTGAATTCGGAACGGGATCACAAGTGAGTTTGGCGGATATGAAAGAACTTGGAATCCCTGATGCGTATGCAGCACAATTCAAAGGCAAAGGAATTCGTGAAGTGAATTTGCCTGCACGACCATTTTTCTTTTCATCCGCAAGGGTTGGTTTCAATAATATGTTGAAACGAGTTGATAAAAAACTAAAAAAATTAACATGAGAGAAGTTATTCACCGCATACGAAAAGCCATCATTGATCGTTTAACAAACGAAGTTTCATTGCGTGGCAATATCGTGCCTATTTATGGTAGAGTGCCATCAGATGCAACGTATCCATTTGTACGGGTGTATTCCCTTACAAACAATGAAGTTGATCAAAACCAAACAACATTCAATTCCGAAGTGATTACAAGGATTGAAGTGGTTACAAGGTTTGATTCTGATAATGGTGGGGAACTCGATTGCAACCTTATTGTGGATGAATGTTTATCTTTGTTGCGCACACGATCAGCAAATTATTTTGATTTGAGCGCACAAGGATTTAATGTGTACACATCACAAAATGAGGGTATTCAATATATTGAACAGGATTTAAGTGATCACACATATTTCAGGGCAATCATTGAATTAAGCAATCGTGTGGAACAAATTCCTCCATCGGGCGGATTACAAAACGAATTACAAATTGAATTACAATCATAATGGCAAAAATCACATTCACCAATAAAACGGACAATCAAACATCAGCATTGGCGGAAATTTACAAGGTTACCGCATCCAATGTTAATGAAATAAAATCAAGCGTAAACGCAATATATGATGATCAAGGCGGGTTTGCCTTTTATGAGGATACTGCAACAACTGCAACTCCC